ATGGTTTTACTGTGGTTATGAGTTGGGTCGTTGAGGAGTGTCTTTTTAGGTGGCTAGATAAAGCTTGTATTCATACTGTCAAAGATGAATTGAATAATAAGCTACAAACAATCACTACACAAAAAGTCATTCAAGCAAAAGCTGATAGAGAAGAAGCTACACTAAATTAATTGGAGGTAGGCAGGGGGAAAAAGAAAGGGTAAGATTCCCCCTGTCCTGACTATCTTTGAGAAGATAGTTATATACCTAGATATTGTGTTTAAACTTTATCATTATACTTGATCTTGAACTTATCTGCAATTTCTTTTTCAAAGCTAGGATTTTTTTCAACAGCCGACCAATAATCCCTGACAATTTGGTCAATTTCTGCGTCAGAAATCTTAATAGATTGTAAATACTGTAAAAGCTTAACCAGTGGGGGGTTTTTCGGAGTTTGGTTCTTGTTTCTAATTATTGCTTGTTGGTATCGGAAGTCAAAAGACTTCCTAGTCTTGTTAATAATATTGTGTATTAACTTTTTATTAGCCATATTCTAACTAGTATATATTTATATTATATCTTTATATCAGGTGTAATTTTTATACCTATCTAGGTGAACTAATTTCACCCACACTGCTAGACCTTCCTAGCTTGTTTTAATAGGATGACCCCTTCTTCCTTTGCCTTTTCTAGCTTTCTTTTTTCGTACAAAATCTTTTGTTGCTTACTCATTTTAGTTCTTAATCGTAGGTTATGCAAAAGGATTGATTGAAAGTTATCTTGTCCCCTGAATATAAACCTATTCGTATTACCTTTGCCTCTATTTTGCCATGTTATATAACCAAGCAACTGCAATCTGTCTAAATGCTTAACAAGGGTTTTACTGCTTTTTAAGCGCAATCTTTTTTTAAGATACAAATGTGATGGAGTACACCCCTTTGGAGCTGTCCTGAGCCGTCTCAGAAGCAATAAAAGGCATTTCTGGGTTGGGGTAAGGACTTGATCATCTATAAGCTCATGCTCAACTTTTAAAAATGGTTTACTTTTGTTCATTTTGGGTCATTTCATCAAATATAATAGTTGTATTAAAACTAAAAGATATTCTCTCAGCAGTTGTATCATCACTATTAAATGGATAAACAAAATGTTTTAAGTTCGCTGGGAATAAATAATAGTCTGCTAACATAGGTTCTATCAAATAATTAGCATTATTAAAAATGTTTTCAGACCCCTCACAAAATTCAATCCAACCACCAACTTGATGATGTTTGGGTGCGTTAATATAAGGTTTCATTTTGGGTATTTTTAAATATCCAACACAAGATAAATCTGGGCTTAATGCTTTGTTTGTAAAATGTGTGTGGGTGTGCAGTGGGTTATAATCATTTTTCTTTTGTGTGTTAGTCCATGCAGAATTTATTACACACCTAGCCATTTTATTATTTTTATAATGGCTTTCAACATAATGTCTTATGATGTGGTCGAAATATTTTTGTTTCCATTTAAGCATAATTTCAGGACTAATTAATAATTGTTTATATATACTTCCAGCAAGTTTATGACCAAAAGAATATTGTTTTGCTTTGTCTGGGTCTTTCCTTATGTCGTATAAATCTTTTAAAAAATCTTCAATCAATTCTTTTGGTAAAGATGATTTGGCTATTGTTGAGCCAAAAGGTTTTAATAATCTACATTCTATTTTATCACTCATTTATAAACTCCGTTATTGGTTTTAATTTTTCTATTGGCACAGACCAAACATAAGGTCTTGTTGTAATATTAAAGTTAGTCCATGAACCTTTTTTAGTTATATCTTTTGCTGAAATATAGCCAAAAAATGTATATTTTGGTGTGTCATCACCGACTAAAAAATAATAATCACTTTCTTTATACCCTTGTCTTATGATAAGATTGTTGGTTTTTTTTGTCATAAGTTGCGACCTCACTTGTATGCTCTTTCCGTCAATATGTAAATCAGAACCTTTAAAATTATTAACTGAATGTGGAAAGTAGCTGTCCATTTTTTTTGCAAGTGCTTGTTCGCAGATAGAACCAGAAATAGTCATTCCCCATTGTTTATAAATATCAAAGTTTGCTCCATGACCCCAACTTATATTCTGTCTCATACTTTCTGTTTGACGCAAAAGACCAGTGATAGCAGAAGATAGTATTTCTTCCCACCTCAATTCAATAGTTGGATAATCCATATATAGTGCAACCCTTAATTGTTATAACAATATCTTGTATATAACTTATAACAATTCTAAAACTAATTGCAAATACTTATTGACATCTATCTCTAAATAGTAAATAAGTTGTCTATGTCAGAAAGGTTTATAGATGAAGCTTGGATCAAGGGTGATTTCAAGAAAGCAACTATATCAGCAAGTCAATCAGCACTTACAGATAGTATATGGTTTATAAAATATCCTTTTGCATTATACGCAAAATTTAAACCACAAAAACCAAGTATAAGTTTTTTTGCAGGAACAAAAGTACATGGTTATTTTCAACAAATACTACAAAAAAAAATGGATATTAAAGATGTTCAAGAAGATTTTAATAGAAGTTTGATAGAAATTGATTTAAGTCCTAAAGAAAAAGCTAAAGCAAACTTTATAAAAGAAAAGATAACCCATTATGTTAATAATCATATTAATGCTCTTATAGAAATATCTGATAACGCACATTTAGATACATGGAAATGTGAATTATTTTTTAGTGAATGGTATGATGAAAAATATTTTAACAAACAATTAGGTATTGAAACAGAATTATATGTAGATTGTGCGTCAGAATTTTTGCAGAAACAATCAGAACATAAAAATAGATTTGGTTCAGTTTATAAATACAAAGATAAAAAAGGTAATGAAAGTTGGAAATGGAGAAAATCACAAAAAATTAAATCACCACAATTTACTCACTGCATACAAGAAGCTGTATATATAAAATCATTACCTAATTACAAACCACATTTAGTTTATGTAGATGAAGAAAACTACACCATATTTAATCAAGATAATTGTTATGAGTTAAGTCCAGCAGGACTAAAGTATTTCTTTAATAAATATATTCAGATCAATGTAAGAAGACAAGAAATGTTAAGAATGGCAGATGGGGATATAAAAAAATTAGCCATGATGATTGGGATTGATTGGTCTGAAATAAGAAATAGAGAAAATAATCCCATACTTAACACTATACAAGATGAAGACATACAAAAACTGGAGGACTTTTATGATGATCTGTGATGGTATATCGCCAGAAGATATAAAAAGAATTATAAACAGCAAAGTTCTTGAAGAAATGATTAAGGATAAAGCAAAGCAAGTTTATGATGAAGAAAAGAAAAAGGAACAAGAAGAAATAATTGGTAATGCAAAAGGAAAGGAAGGAACAATTTGACTAAAAATATTTATCAAAAATTAAAATCTGCTTCAGAAGAAGCAAGAATGGTTAAAAAGACGGAAAGAAGGGGAGGTATGAATTTTAGTCCTTTAGAACATGATGCAGTGCAAAAAGTTGCTATGCAAGTTTTAGGAAAAAATGGTTTATATCCATACTGCACTTATAAAGATTTCAACATACAAGATATGTTTGTGCAAACAACTTGTAAGATGACTATTGTAGATGTAGATAATCCAAAATCTTTTATTGAAATTGAAACTCATGCTATTGCAAAAACAGATAAATATGGTTCAGGAAACTGTATGTCTTATGCAAGAAAGTATGCTTTTTTAAATGCTCTAAATTTAAGAACAGGCATGAAAGATGATGAAGTTGAAGCAAAGGATAGTGAAGATGGTTATAATGCCGACCCACTATATAAAGCAACAGCAAAAGAAGTAGGTATGTCAAAAAAACAAATTTCTTTGGGTAATAGAATTGAAGCCATTGAGGTTCATCTATCATCTAAGAAACCAGATTTGACCACTGTTAAAAAATTAATAATGGAATTTAAATCTGACAATAAAAATGACTATGGGAATTTTATCAGAAGTGAGATTGGTAAAAGACTTGTAGCTTGTGAAAATAAACTAACAAAACTCAAAACAAATAGGAGATAAACATGGGTGATTTTGTACTTAAAGAAGGCACAGGATATATGAACAGGGACAATGAAAACCCTGATAAATTCTGGGGTTCATTTAAAGTAGATAGAGACTACAAAAAAGGTGAACAAATAAATTTAACAGAATACATCAATCGTAAAGATGATGGTAAAGAGGTTCATAAATTACAAGTTAGAAAGCCAAAAGTATAACTTGTAGTAGGGGTGCTGGGTCATTTTTTCCTCCCTATACGAATCGGTAAAAAAATCAGCACCCTTTATTATGAAAACTTTTTTCTTGTATTTGTTCTTTGCAACATCTGCAACAAGCTATGACTTTTACAAAATAAAAGTAAAAGACTTTACGACTTGTCAGGAAGCTTTAGAAACACATACAAGTATAACCTACGATCATGGGGTTATGTATAAAGGTAAAAGAATATTTATGTATTATTGTAAAACAAAGGATGGAAAATGGGCAAAGACGACAATATCAAATGGATTGATGTAGGAACTAAATTGACAAAAGAATTACTAAGAAGAAAACAAAAAGAATATGGAGACTTTGATAGCAATGCTTACATCATAGCAAAGTTTATTAAATCTGTATTAGAGGTTGTAAATAAAAAAAAACTAAAAGTACCTATAACAATCGTACCGCAACTTATGATTGTGTTAAAACTTACAAGAACTGTTAATGATGGCAGTCAATCTGTGATTCATAAACCTGACACATTTGCAGATATTAAGGGTTATTGTGATCTATTAGATGATATGGTGAAACAAATAGAGAAAGATGACAATGGGAAATAAAATATTTTATAGTCCAAAAATCAAACAAATTATTGATTTTATGATAGAATACCATAAAAAAGAACAAGCTTACCCTAGATTAATTGAGATTGGAGAAGCTTTAAATTTATCAAAACAAAGGATTGGTATTCTAATGAAAAATGCTGTTAAGCTTGGTTTGGTCAAAGAGATGGATGTGTTTATGAGAAAATACCATTTGACTAAATCTATCAAAAGTAGTAAATTTAAAGTCAATAATTACTATGAGTTGTAATAAGTTATCAACATATGAAGTTGTAGTAGTTGTTAAAGAAAAATTCGCTAGTGTTGAGAACGCAGTGGATAACAAAGACGCAATAGGAGAACCTGTTGCTAAGATTGTTAGTAAGAGGTTCTTGAAGTCTAACATTAAGTTGGAGGATAAAGATGGACTACGATCCAAAGAAGATAAGGGAAGCTCAGGAAAGACTGGAGAGAGCAGTAAAGGTGATGCAAAAAGCTAAAGCTCTTGTTCAGAAAAAGAAAAGTCAGATTGCTACAATAAGTAATCAGATATTAACTGAGCAAAATAAACAGATTAGAATTTCAAGCTAGGAAGAAATTCTAAAGGTAAAAAGTAAAACTAGAAGAAAGGAAACCTATCGCTATGGCAAAGGCACAAATAGAAAAGGAAGTTGTAGTAAATAAACACATAGGAGCAAGAATAAGAAAAAGAAGAATTGAGTTGAGAATGACTCAATCTGAGCTTGGTTGTTTTTTACCTACTTCATTTCAACAAATACAAAAGTATGAGAAAGGCACTAATGGAGTATCATCAGCAAAGCTAATTTATTTAGCACAAGCTTTACAAGTTCCAATCACATATTTTTTTGAAGGGTTTGATATTGTAAAAGGTGTAAGTAATTTTAAATACAAAGATCACCCTCCAGAACTGCATAGAGGTAATCAGATAAAGAACGCAAAGTATTATCCTGATCCACAATCAGTTGAAGATCAAGTTATTATAGAAAAGTTAGAAAAAATAATTTAATTAATGGAAGTTAGGGGTGTCCTAAGAATAAGGTACTACCCCTAACTCAAGGTATGTACCTAACTATATTAGGTTTCTGTCTTAGGTTCAACTTCTAATTGTCTTTCCTCATCATCTTTTTTCATACAAGCATAATGAGCAGGTATTCCACCCATAAACATTACAAAAGACTCATCAGAAACAATCATTTGATTACAGTATTTACAAAGACCAACATTTCTAATGATGTTTCTTTTTCTATTCCAAGTCTTTTTACGTCTTTGCATAGTTCGGTCTTTTACCTTTTCTAGGTTTTCTTTCAGCTTGTTTTTTTCTTCTGACCGCAGCCGATAACTGTGATTTAGTCATTGATCTGACTTTGGCTATCGGTAAACATTTTGGATAATTTCTTCTTTTCTCACCTTTACTTCTACCACATGGAGGGTATGAGCCATCTGATCTTCTATTGGCAACATCAACCCATTTTTGTTGTGTCCATTTTCGTAATGACATTATCTTCTCTTTTTAGTTTTTTTCTTTTTTCTAAATTTACCCTTACAATACTGCGAAGCCCACATATTAGAATATGCGCTGGGATAAACCTTGAACTTTCTTTTTGCTGCGGCTTTACCTTCAGGACATAATTTTGCCATTACTGAAACTCCTTTAATATTTTTAATTTGTCTTCGGCATCAGCTATTTTAGAAACAAGTTTATCTAGTTCTTCTATATGCTGAGGATGTTCGCCAATGCCAACACTATTATTAAGATATATATGAACAGTTGCATCTGCTTGTGCAATTTCTGCTTCATACTTTTTTTCCAAAGCATCTAATAATGCTTTCTTCATCCCCTATGTTTCTTTTGTACCACAAA